ATCAATATTATTTCCATTTCTATCAATAGTGATATTATTTACACTGGAATTATTACCGGCATCGATCACACTTATAAAATTTCCATCTGTTGGAGTGGCTGGAAGTGTTATAATGCTTGCAATTGTGCTGGTATTGACTAACACTCGATCCTTATGGGCTGCCGTATAATTTCCTTCTATTAATATTGGATTAAACGCAAATTGACTTAGTTCTGACGGTGTTATTACTACATTTCCACCCGATTGAACGGAAATTAATAATTCTGCACCAGTTAATGCGGCCGCTGATGAATAAGTGCTAATTTTTGCCATTTAAATTCCAATGAATAAAGATCATGTTTATATTTATTGGAAATATAAAAATGAAAGAATAGAAATATTAAATATAAAATACTCTATCTATTTCTTTAGATACAAAACCTTTTTTACGCATAATAGTGATTATTCTAATAATATTATGTTTTTTCTTATTTTGGAAATCAATTTTAAAAACAATATTAATATTATTAGATTTATTTATAATTACACCTAAAAATTCTTTTTTATTATTTTGGTAATTTAATATATTATCTTTATATCGTTTAATTAATTCTTTTAAAATATAATATATATCTTCCTTTGTTATATCTGATTCTCTACCTTTCTCAGTATATTGAGTATCAAAATCACTTAATAAATGATCTTTAGCATGGTCGGAAAATTCAAATATTAATCCCATATGTTTCATAAAAATATGTTTTAATATCATTGTAGCCTCTTTAATATCACTCCGAGGCATTTCAGTTATTAAATTATATGAATTAATAATATCAGATAATTTCATCTTATTCCTAATTAGTTATTAATTATATTTATGAAAATTAAAACTGAAAATTATTTAAAAAATAATTTGTAATCTTCCACTATACTTGCTCTAATTGCATAATAATATGAGATATTATAAAAAATTATTTCGCATTTATAATTAAATGCCTCATTTAAATTATTATTTTGATAAGAGAGTTCTAATAATTCTGCTATTAAAATGTCATTTATATTTAATTCATTATAATCTTTTTTTGAATCTTCAATTTCTGGATTAAAAATATATTTATATCCATTTATTGGAAAAATAAAAAATGGTTCTTCTATAATTATAGATTCCAATTTAGAAATATCTGTATATGTAAAAATAGCCCGTTGATATAGTTTTGACATTTTATCTCTAAATGCAGTATTAAAATTTTTTGAAAATTTAGTAGATTTTTTCCCCAATCTAACTTTAACCTTAGCAAAACCGTCATAATTTTTAGGTAGATTTTTTACAATATATTCACCATTCGATTCATTTAAAAAATCTGAACATTCCTTTTTTATCGTTGGTAGTATCATTAAAAAATTTCCATAAATAATATTAATAACGAGATAACAATATGAGACTACATTTACAAGAATTATATAATAAATTTTTCGGTCAAGATATATTCATTATTGGCGGTGGTTATAGTGTTAAATCCATTAATATAGATTATTTATATGATAAAAATGTAATTGCGATAAATGATGCATTTGATCGTTTTCCAAATGCTACTGCATTATTTTGGTGTGATGAGTCATGGGCTGCAAGAAATTATCATAAATTTAAAAATCATAAATCGGACCTTAGATTTGTCTCTAAAACATATGGATCAGGACATATAAAAAATGATATTAAAACATTCGGTGGAGCCACTGTATTATTAAACACCGGAGAATATGGATATGATCCACTTATTGATAATGTGCGAGGAAATAATAGTGGAACAGAAGCATTAAATCTAGTGGTTAATACTAAACCCAAAAAAATATACTTAATAGGATTTGATATGCGGGATAATCCAGAAAAACGGGGAGAAACTCATTTTCATAATAATCATATTTTAGTTGTAAAACCTGAAATATACAAAACTCAATTTATACCATCTATTATATCCTTAGCTAAAGAGGTAAGAAAATTATACCCCACACTGGAAATAATAAATTGTTCTAAGACCAGTGCAATACCATGTTTCCCCAAAAAAATAATTTCAGAATTAATGTTATGAAAGTTAAAAAATTAAATGTTCCAAAACTACAAAATTATATTGTTGATATCCAAAAAATATCTGGAGATGTTGTACAATTTGGATTAAATGATTTATCCATATTTAAAATTCTTATAAATGGATTTGAAAAACATAATAAAAAAATATATGGATTTTATAATAATTGGAATAATGATTTAAATTCTAAAATAGAAGAATATAAATTTAATATAATTCCATCGTTAGATAACTTTGATAATTTAAATATAAAAGAAATATCATTTGCTTTTATTGATACCGTTCATCCTAATTATAATATAGACGAAATATTAAAAATAATATATCCATTAATGTCATTTGGAGCGACCATTTATTTTTCCATGTTTGATAAAAAATCAAATAGCGGAAATAATAAAATAATTAAAAATTTCATAAATGAAAATATTAATGAAATAACACAAGCTCGGCAAATTATAGTTAATAATAATTATGAAGTAAATTTAATTATTAAATGTTTTCCAAATAATAAAAAACCTATTTTAAATAATAATAATAAAGAAAGTCTTTCTATTGTTACTGTATTTAAAATTGGTGGAGTATATGATGTTTCATATGTAAATCATATTGCCAATAGTATAAAAGAAAATGTGAATATACCTTATAAATTTATATGTATGACAGATCATTTTGAAGGATATTCAAAAAATGTACATTCTATAATTCCATTTGATCATAATTTTCCTAAATGGTGGGGAAAAATTGAATTATTTTCACCGGGTAAATTTGGAACCGATAAAATATTTTATTTGGATTTGGATACTTTAATAATTAAAAATATAGATCATATACTTTCATATAGTGGGAAATTTTTAGCTCTTAGAAATTTTTATAATCAATTTGGGCTTGGAAGTGGTATTATGATGTGGAAAAATTATAATCCAAAAGTATACCAAATTTATGAAAAATTTATGGAATCCTGTGAAAGTAATATAAAAAATCATTTATATGGTGATCAAGAATTTATTGAAAAATCAATAAAATCTTATGATTATATTCAAGATTTATATAATGGTGAAATTGTTTCTTATAAAAAAGATTGTATAAATCGACATAATGAATTGCATATACCTGAAAATGCTAGAATAATATGTTTTCATGGTCCACCTAGACCACATGAAATTAATATTCCCGGAATAAAAAAATATTGGAAATAGCGATGTTTCAACTCTGTTAATGTGGTTGCGTAGTAAAACCGAGCAGTAGAATGAACGGTGAATAACAATTTAATCATGTATTGCTTGACAAATGACAAAATACGTGTATAATATGTTTAAATAGATGCTACAGTATAAGGGCGAGTACGCCGGTAGGTCTGTTGAAGTCACTGATGAAAGAAACACCAGCGTCACCTGTTCCTCATGTGGTTCGTTAACTGAATGGATCGGTTGATTGTAAGACAGTGGGATTGCAGCAACTGTGGTGAGTCGCATGATCGAGACGTGAATGCGGCTCGAAACATTCTCCGTCGCGCCGAGGCGTCGGCGTCCGTTTGCGGGAACGAGTTGTCATATTTATGATCACCACCGAGCAGCGCCGCATCTCGCGCTCGTGAGGCAGGGATAGTGGTTGTAAAGGTGGCGACATGAGCACCGGTATAAAGCTTGACAATATTTTATTTTTTTGATATACTAGTCAACGTAATTACTAATTTGGTAATTACATCGATGCGAATTCGATGGGTAATTCGTTGTTTTTTGGAGACATTAAATGTTCGAAAATGATAATATAGTAGAAGAAGTAGCATTAAGTGCGGCTCAAATTGCGTATAGCGTTAAATTTTTACGCTCTGCATTTTCTGTTGCATGTAATAAATATAAGCAATCTAATAAAGGTGCGGTTACTTATATTTTACGTGATTTAAAAACTTTAAAATCTGTATTACCGCAAGATACTAATTTGACATTATATAATGCTCAAATTGATTTTGCACATTTGCTTAATGATATCGAACGAGGACCGGCTATTTTGGCAGCGGAAGAAATTAAAAAAGCAAAAGAACTTATTGATTCTTTATCATAATAATCAGTAATTAATATAAACCCCACCTGTATAAATATATGTATTCAGGTGGGGTTTTTAATGTCAACAGTAACATATAAATGTAATGTTTGTAAAAGAGTAATAAGAAAAATAGAAAATATTTTTGGATTAACAGTATTTTCAAAATGTATTATTACAGATGGTTGCAAAGGAAATTTATATAAAATAAGTCGAGACCCAATTAATATACGAGAATCATTTCCTCCCCCAAAAGAAGGTTTAACAGATTATATTCCTCGTAAATCATTTTTTGAACATAAACAAATAGTAGCATCTAAAAAATGGAAAGTATATCATAATCTATCATCATTTCCATCTATAAGTGTTTATAAAAAAATAGATAACACGTTTATAGAATTAGACCAAGATGAATATACTATATCAATAATAGATAAAAATGAAATAACTATAAGTTTTGATGTCCCTATAGAGGGGGTTGCGCATTGTCTGGCTCGTTCATCCATACCACAAAAACCTAAATTATTAACTCCAATAGATAATCCAATACAAGTTTCATTTGAGGATTATATTGTATTTGCCGTTCCTGAATTAATAATAAAAACAGATAATCCAGAACAAGAATCTCCATTTAATACAAAAAATAAAACTATAATAATAGAAACGGAAACTGTAAAACCAAATCAAGAGCCAATAATATGTTTTGAAGAATTAGATGATGATATAGGTGGAACCGCATGGATTAATTGGAACCGTATATTAATAAGAAATAGAAGACATTATAATCTAAAAGCAAAAAAATTATCTAATTTAAGAACATTTAGTGATGTTATTATTTCTGAAAATAATATTTCAAATGGAACAATTTTTAAAATTTTAAGAATAGATTATGGGGATGAAATATGGAGAATCATACCAAGTAGAGGATTATTTATTTTATTATCACAATACCCATATTCTTCTGCGGATAAAATTAGGAATAAATTAGTTGATGTCGGAGAAATGATTAATACAGAATTTTCATATTTTACATTTAAAGATAATGAAATACATACAAATTCTACAAATAGAGAAAATACATATCCTGATATTAAAAATGCATTGGGAGAAACTATAGTAAATATTATTCCTGTTACTCCAGTAATATCAGCACCAATACCATCGCCAACCCCTATTGCATCATTGACACCAACAATATCCCCAACAATATCTATTACTCCTACAATTACTATTACCCCAACTATTACTCCGACATTAACTCCTACCATGACTATTACTCCAAGTACAGGGGCATCTCCTACAGTTACTCCTACATTTACTAGTACACAAACAGTTACACCGAATCCAACATTAACTCCTACACCAACAGTAACCCCGACAATAACTCCTACATTGACAGCTACTCCGAATATAACTCCAACTGTTACCGTAACGCCCAATCCAACATTAACTCCAACTCCGACGAATACCGTTACTCCTGATCCAACTCTTGCACCAACTATATCATTAACACCAACTATAACTCCTACTTTATCAGGCTAAATATATAAAATGATTATTAATTATAGACAAGGAATAATTTCAAAACCAATATTACCATCAATGTTATATATTGATAATAATAATGTTTCTATACGTGGAAGTATAATATCAATAATATTAACATTTGCGCATGGACCAAGAGATTATATACATGAGATAAATGATGATGTAGAAAATGCGTGGATACTTTCTGATATAAATGAAAATATTTTGTTATATTGGGAAATTGATCAAAATACTGGAAATTTATTATATGGAACAACTAATTCATTTATATATGGTGATACATTACCGTTATCACCAGAAATAAATGATCATTTTTTTGATAGAACAGTTAATAAGATGAAAATTTATAATGGATCAAAATGGGTTGAGACAATAAGATTATTTGCAGCAAAATTACAAAATGGAATTTTAAATGAATATGGATTAGTATCTCAAGTTAATCTACGAGGTAAGAGAAAAGCTGGAAGTATATTATTTGACAGAAATGATAATCCTGTTTTTAGTTATGATGGAAATTTTAAATATTTTTCTATAGATGGAAAATCATTAGATAACATAAATTCAAATGTACATAATATTGGTTTTAATAGATTACAATTAAATGTATTTGCTGGAGAAAATCTAGAAAAACATAAATGTATTATTATTGAAGATGATGGGTTAATTTATCATGGTTCTTATAATAATGAAAAACCAATTATTGGATTAACGGATAAAACATATTTAATTGGTGAAAAGGTTAATATAATAACTTCTGGGTTTTTAGAAAATAGAAATGATTGGAATTGGAGTGAAAATGTAAATAAAAATTTATTTGTTGGATTGAATGGTGAATTGACTCCAATAATTTCTAATGAGGTAAGTTCTCAAATAATTGCTAAAATTATATCACCCCAAATAATATTAATTAATATACAGGAAAAAATTTATGTATTAAGTAACATTGAACCACCCCCAACCATAACACCAACAGTAACACCAGAAGTAACTCCTACTGCTACTGTAACACCAACGAGTACAATTACTCCAACTATAACATCTACTCCAACTGTAACATTAACAGTAACTCCAACAGTTACTCCAACTATTACGGTAACTCCAACTATTACGGTAACGCCAACAATAACTCAGACTACAACTGTGACTCCAACCGTTACAGCAACACCAACTATAACACCAACTATAACACCAACTATAACACCAACTATAACACCAACTATATCTGGTTAAATATTTAATATTTTTATTCTTTCATTTTTATATTTCCAATAAATATAAACATGATCTTTATTTATTGGAATACAAATGGCAAAAATTAGCACCTATTCATCAGCGGCAGCATTAACTGGTGCAGAATTATTAATTTCCGTTCAATCGGGTGGAAATGTGGTAATAACACCATCTGAGATAAGTCAATTTGCATTTAATCCAATATTAAAAGAAGGAAATTATACGGCAGCCCATAAGGATCGAGTGTTAGTCAATACTACAACAATTCCAAGCATTATAACACTTCCAGCCACTCCAACAGATGGAAATTTTATAAGTGTGATCGATGCCGGTAATAATTCCAGTGTAAATAATATCACTATTGATAGAAATGGAAATAATATTGATGGATTGGCACAAGATGTAATTATTGATATAAATTCTGGGAGATGAGAATTTATCTGGGATGATGCAAATAGTACATGGGTTGGATCATATGTAACAGTCGGCGGATTAAATCAGACACAGGTCGATGCACGAGTGGTGGCGGTTGCGAGTGGTACGAAAACTCAATGGGTGCCAATAACTGAAATGCAACCCGGTGGGACTAGTATACCAGCCAATCAAGTAATGTACGGTAATGCAGGCTCTGCGGGGCAAATTGCTGGAAGAGCATTTGACCCATCAAGTGATGAAGTTATGTTGTTTTCTTGGGTTGTTCCGAAAAATTATTTATCGTCTAATGGGATATCTTTTATCCCATATTGGGCACCAACTACTACCAATATAAGTGGTGATGTACAGTGGGAAATCCGGTGTTTGAACCTCATTGATGGCGATGCTATTGACCAAACTGTTCCGGGTGGTTCAATGATTTCTCAAGATACTCCTAATGGCACAGTAAATGATCTTCATATTGGACCAGAAACGACACCCAAAAAATATTTAAACTCATTCATACCCGGATCGATAGTCGTGATGCGCGTACAGCGGAGGGCTGCAACACCAGATGATTATACTGGAGATGCGGCATTATTTGGTGTAGTATTGCTCTGGACAACCAATTCGCCAATTGAAGACTAATTTATGACTAGACTTCTCTCAGACTTAGCAAATGTTGGCTCATCCGATGCCACTGCTCTACAACATCATATAACGGCAGGAAAAACTGCTTATATTGTTAATGGTAAAGTATCAGGCACTTATGGACTATCTAATGGTCTATTGGTCGATCAACTTAATGTTATTGATAACGCAATAGGAAATTTTAATCCTGATAGCGATGATAATTTAATTTTTTTGCATCCGTCTGCCGTTAATGCTGGTTCATCTATTGATTGGGATAGGGATGTTGACGGTTATGCATGGCATGATACGTTGAATCCAGCAATATTTATAGATATAACATCAATACCTGCACAACAAGCTAATGTGCGGAAATATGAACTTTTCGGAAAATGGGTGGGAAGAAGTAACGATCATGGATTCAAATTATTCTTTAATGTCGCCAATCCAACAACCAACCATTGGTATATTTCAATTTTTTGGTTTGCATCTAATGGAACTTTTAGATTGGAGTTGCATGAAGTAACTAGTAGTATAGATACACTCAGAGCATCAGTGAATGAAAATGCCAGTATGGATGTACCGTGTCAATTTCACTTGATTGTCTATGATCAAGGTGATGATATCATTTGTCATTTTGGAATGTATGAAACTGACTCAATTATTGATCGAGAGGCAGTATCTATCAACTATAATGCAGTAGGTCGTCCAAATAAAACAGCAACTGGTTTTCGTGTTACTCGTTTTGGAGCAACCGGTAGTGAAGGTCGTATTAGAGGATGTCGAGTTACGGATTTATAACTAAATGATGTCTATAAAATATATTTATAATAGAATTCATAGATGAATTTCATTTACAATTACATTATTCGCATCTTCAATTAAATAAATATTTTATAAATATTAGAAAGGATTAATAAATGTTAATAGAATTTATTCAAGGTATTTATAAACAACAAGAAACCAGACCATTTTTAACATTAACAGATAATGGTGTGGATTTAAATGTTGATGATTTTCCTACTATTATTACTATGACACATGGTAAAAGTAATTATTTATTTACTGAAGATAAATCTATATTAACGGCATGGAAAGGACCATTTTCAAGAAAAAAAAATTCATGGTTATATTGGAATATTAATACATCTACAGGTAAACGAACATTTGGATATACTACAATAGACCCATATTTAAATAAAGGATATGGTGACACACTCCCATCCAGACCAACAAAAGGACAACATTTCTTTTTAATTCCTGAAAATAAAATGAAATATTTTTCAGGAAAATCATGGAAAACAGTTATAAGAGTATTTGCCGGAGTTGTAAAAGATAATGGAAAATTAGAAATATATCCTAATGGCAGTCAGATAAATCGTAATATATATACAAATGCTGGACATATTTTATTTGATTATAATAATATCCCTGTTAAAAAATCTGGTAAATTTAATAAAACTGAATTTGTAACAACTGAAACATTTTTTTCCCCACAAGATGATTTAAATAATAATTATAAAATAGAAAATATTCAAATAAATGCTAGAGCAATAGAACCTATAGCAAAATATCATTGTATTAATTTTAAAGGTCCAAAGAAATATGGAATGGCATCCAGATTAAATCCAAAAGAGCCATGTATAGGCATAGCAGTTGAAAAGTTTGATAAAGATAAAATAGGTAAAGTATTAACTTATGGTATAATTCAAAATAGAGATTTTTGGAATTTTAAAGAACCATACGGTACTAGTATTTGGGTTGGTGATCATGGTGAAATAACTACCATTATTCCTAAAGATACATCTATACAAAATATAGGATATGTAGTTAATAATACTACAGTTTTTATAGATATAAGATATGTAATACAAATGATAAGACATGATGAAGATTGTATTATACCATCTCCTACTCCAACAACAACTATGACACCTACTCCTACTATAACAACTACTGCGGTTCCTACTCCAACTCCTAGTCAAACATCTGAAATAACTCCTACACCAACTATTACTTCAACAATTACCTCAATTGTAACTCCAACTGTTACTCTTACAACTACTATAACTCCAACAATTACTAATACTATAACTCCAACATTAACAGTCACTCCAACAATTACTAATACAATAACCCCAACAATAACCCCAACAATAACGCCAACTGTAAGTGAAACTATAGGATTTCTTTCTGATGATTATATTGTATTCAGGGCAAGTAATGGAGATATTCACTATATGCATGTTGATATTACTTCTGGAATTATAACATTTTTTGGCGATCCATTTGTTGGTCCTGTAAATAGGACTTTATCATCTGATGGAGAATTTATATTTGTTCCTAGAGGAAATGGTGAAATTTATCAATATGCATGGAATGGATCAAATTTAAGTAATAGATTTGGCATAGGAAATCCGGTAATAACAGGAGATCAATATGAAGTTTCTTATGTTATGCCAAATAATATTGGAAATCTTTTACATGTAGATGAAGATGCTGGGGATGGGTTATCAATATTTTCATATGAAACAGCGCCTCCATATTCATATGGTATTCCAGAAACTTTTAATACAGGAAATTCCTTTTGGACAGTTATAATGGACTTTAGAGTCGGATTTGAGGGAATTCCAACATATGGAGATACTATAGTTGTTGGTGGGCAATTTGGAAGCCAAGATATCAGATCATTTACAGCTTCTGGAACAACATTAATTGCACATGATGATATAAATATAGGAAGTGTACGTGTAAATATGCATAATATAGCATGGGATAGAGATACCGGACTTATAGCTAGTTTTAATGATAGTTCAACAATAACTTTTGTACAATTAAATATGACTACAAGAGAACTTTCTAGTTTGGGAACAGGAAATACATTAGATACAATTAAAGCAGCAGCATTTACTAATGGGTATCTTTTAACAGTGGAAGAGGTAATAACTGGTGATATACTATTAAACACATATTCAATTTCTGGAATAACATTGACTCCAATAGATTCATTAAATTATTCCGCAGAACTTACATCAATTGGGGCTAATACTATAATGTTGACAAGTCCATTTACTGATGCGGTATTTTTAATTCCTAATCAAAGTGATTCTTATATATTTACAGTAGATGATATGGGAAGTATAACAGAAATTGCTAAAGCAGACGTTGGTGGTGTCTCAATTGATTATGGAAATCCTGTTGCATTTATAGGTGGGGAATTACCAATAGTACCATCAACACTATTAGATGGATTAATATCGTTTTGGAATTTAGATGAAATTTCTGGAACACGAATTGATTCTCATACAAATAATTACGATTTAATTGAAAATGGCACCGTTGGACAAGAAAGTGGAGTTGCTAGTATAAGATTTTCAAGTTCTACTATTGGTGGGTCTTCAGATCATTTATCAATTTTACAATCTTCTGCTCCGTTATTGTTCCCAACTGATTCAGATTTTACTATATCAGCATGGATATATTTAGACCCGGAGCCAACAACTTTAGATACTGGAATTATATCAAATTGGGATTCGGGGAGCGGTTTTAAAGTGTGGATTCCTCCTGCTTCTTATGAAATACAATGGTTAGTTAATGGATCATTTGTATCGTTCCCGGTTTCATCTGTTTTTATTGCATCTTCATGGAGACATTTCATATTTTATCATGATTCAATTAATGATGAAATTGGTATAATATATAATACTGGAACACCGGATGTTGTAGCTCATGCAACTGGTATAAATTCTCCGGGAAGCGCAATACCATTTAAACTTCATCAATATGGTAGCGGCACATTAAGTTTTGGTGGTCGGTTAGATGATGTTGGTGTTTGGAACCGGTTATTAACTTCAGATGAAATAGAGGAACTGTATCATAATGGTGGAAGTTTACCATATCCCGGATAATTATTTATATTAGTTTTTGATATAAATTCTGGTAGATGGGAATTTATATGGGATGATGCGAATAGTACATGGGTTGAATCGTATGTGACCGTTGGCAGTTGAATGAGACACAAGTTGATGCGCGGACGAATGGTAATCAACAATGGTTTTTAAGATCAGATGCAGAACTAAACGGAGTATTTGCAATCTCTCCGACAAGAAGTTATTTGAACTTAGCTTCTGGTGCTGGACAATTACTTGTCTATAATTTGGTTAATTCTTGAGGAATATTTTCATATAAAAATTTAGCATCTAATTTTGAACTAAAATATATTGGAGATGATACATTCGGAGATGTATGTCATAGTTATATCAGTGAATTTACATATCATAATAAATAATTATCAGCATACAAAATACAACAAATATTTGAATCCGGATTTCCAAATTATAATGATTCATATTTAGGCACAACTTTATTATTTTTACCTCGTCCACCATAAATAATAATATTATATTATAAATACAATAAAAGAGATAATATAAATACTATGAAGAACATAGATGTTTAGATTCCATTGAGATGAACACATATAAGAGGAACTATGGAAATAAATAATACGCTTTCATTCGTCCGCACGTTTCGTTTCAAAATAAGGCGGGAAGCATATCCGTGGCTGAATTCTGCGGCTATGGAAGTGAATAATGTCTGGAATTGGGCTGCCGAAACAAGTAAAAAGGCGGGAAGACCATTTTATGGCAAGACGAAATGGTTGGGTGAATTCGACTTGAATAACCTTTCGGCTGGAGCATCGGGGTGTTTCGAACGGATCAATGCTGCTGTGATTCAGCGAATTAATGGTGAATATGATAAGAATCGTCGGGATGCAAAGAAATTAAAATTGCGCTGGCGTGTAAGCCATGGAAGCGGTAGGTCATTGGGTTGGATTCCATTCAAGACATTAAGTCTAAAACGTAAGGGAAAATATTTACGCTTTGCAGGCAAGACATTTCGAGTATTTGAAGCTGAACGGTTAAATGGTATTAAATGGAAAAGTGGTTGTTTTGCACAAGATTCCGTTGGGGATTGGTGGTTAAATTTATCAGTTGAAATGCAAGTCGAACAAGATATTGCCACAAATGAAATTGTGGGAATTGATTTAGGACTGAAATCCATTGCTACAACCAGTGACGGAGATAAATTGGAGGCAGGGAAGTGGACATATAGTTCAGCCGATAAATTGGCAAATGCACAACGGAGAGGGCATAAGAAACAAGCAAAACGGATTCAACGGAAAACAGCAAGGCAACGCAAGGATGCCTTGCATAAATTTTCACGGAAGATCGTAAATAATTATCAAAATATAATCGTGGGTGACGTGAGCAGCACAAAATTGGTGAAAACACGGATGGCAAAATCCGTGTTGGATTCAGGATGGGGCATGTTCAAGAATTTTCTGGAATATAAGAGCCAGCAGGCAGCCAGATCATTTTCAATTATCAACGAGAGCTACACAACAAAAGTATGCAACGGCTGTGGAGCCTTAACGGGACCTACAGGTCTGGACATGCTTTCTGTAAGAGCATGGATATGCAGTGACTGCGGTGTAGGTCATGATCGGGATGTGAATTCAGCCCTGAATATCCTAGCTCGCGCCGAGTTGTCGGCGTCCGTTTGCGGGAACGAGTCAGTTGGCTCATCTGTTTCATATCGCCGCCAAGAGGCGGGGATAGAAACGGTGAGACAGGAGGCATGGGCATCGTGAGAGTAGGTGGTGTACGATTAGAAGATGGTAAAATTATAGACCTTGTTATAGGAATATTGGATGAGCCTCCTTTATTTGATGCTGTAAATATAGGTAATTTTACATTTAGTTTAAGTGATAAAGTTTTAAGATTTAATACTGGAGAAAATTTAGTAGCTTTAAATACTTCTATCACAGAAAATCCAAATTTAAAATCTTCATTGGGTAGCAATTGGTTAAATGATGATTTATCATTTAATCCCGTTCCATTTAATAATCTTCCAAATATAATTGGATTAGATTCTACAGATAGTTTATTTAATGTAATTGAACAAATTACTGATTTAATTGATAATATTAATAATGTTACATTAGAAGATATAAATTTAGAAGATATTATTACCCCGGATATGAGTATATTAGCCTATTTAAGTGGTGATTTAATATTCGTATCAATAGAACAAGTATTAGAGGGTAGTATAATAAGTCTCGATTTTGATAATTTAGAAGGGTTTAATATAACTGATACTACTACGGGAAACATGATAATATTTCAAAATGAAGAATTAATATCAAAAAAAGTTCATTTTAGATATGAAAATTTATCTACTAATGTGGGACATCTGGTAACACATAATTTAAATTCAGAATATTGTTCTGTGTTTTGTATTAATCCGGCGACCAAATTAAGTATTGTTCCTAGCAGTATAGAATTCGTAAGTACAAATGAATTACTTATTAATTTATCATCCGCACAACCATTAATAGCTCTTGTTACTAATTTTAATGTTTAAGCTGCAAATGGAAATTTAATTTCCGGGTGATGTTGATAATTAATTAATTCAAAATCATTTACTGTTACCCATGTTTCCAAATCATTTAAATTTTTAATATTTTCATTTATTTTAATTTTTGGCGGATTAAATGATTGACGCAATATTTGTTCCTTTATTAAATCATATTGATCTTCATAAATATGGGTATCCCCCATAAAATGCGTAAATTTTCCGGGTAAATGATTGGTTATACGAGACATTAAAAGTAATAATAATGAATAACTTGCTATATTCATTGGAATTCCTAATGGAACATCATTTGATCTTTGATACATACTTAAATTTAATTTATTGTTAATTAAATGAAATTGGTAAAAATCATGACAAGGTGGTAATGCCATTTCATCTAATTCTCCCGGATTCCAATGAGTTACAATAAGACGACGATCATCTATATTATTTTCAAGTTTATCAATAATTATTTTTAATTGATCTATAATCTCTCCAGAAGGACTAATCCAATTTCTTGCTTGTACTCCATATATACGTCCAAGATCATCTGTTCCTTTTCTATTAGGATTATTAATCCAATCTATCGATTCATTAGCATTAGCATTCCAGAAGTTGCAATTTAATTTTCTAAAATCTTTTGCATTATCATAACCTCTTATAAACCCCAATAATTCACCTACCATGGATTTAAACATTAATTTTTTTGTAGTTATAGCGGGGAAATATCCAGATGATAAATCATATTCACATTTTTCTCCGCTAATTGTTAAACATTTTTTACCTGTTCTTTCATTTTTAATCCAATACCCATCTATTAATATTTTTTTTATTAATGAATGATATTCATTATCAAATAAGTTTATATTATTTTCCATTTTGTATCCTTTAAAATTATAATTTTCCCTCCCAACTAAATAATAATCCATTTGAGATAAATGTTCAAGACATTTTTCATTTAAATCAGGGCAATGTTTTTTAACTATTGAAATACAATCTTCTGAATTATCAGGACATATTTTATTTAAAAAATCATTTTTCATAATTATTTTAAATCAGTATAATTATCCTTATTTAAAAAACTAGCTACAAAATTAACAAATGCAGTAAATCTATCTGGAAAATATATTGCCGAAAAAATTGCTAAAGCACTTCCTATTAAAATACCAAGAAATATCATAATAATTACTCCTATATTGTATAATATATTTATAATTGATTTTATCATGTGTTATTTTTTCTTATAAATATTTAAGTATAAAATAATAAATATATAAAGATTAGGAGTATATTAATGAAAGATACAATGGAAATATCAATGATTGGTCATATAATAATAAAAGATGAGACAAATAATAAAATTATAACCGACCAATATAATGCCATACATCCACAAAATATGTCTAGAATTTTAGCCAGAGCATTATCTAATGAACAAAATTCTTACATAAGAAGAATGGCTTTTGGAAATGGCGGCACATTTAAAGACGTTGGAGATAATTTGATATTTAATCCACCTAATGATGGAACAATAGATGGTTGGGAATCTAGATTATATAATGAAACTTATTCTGAAGTTGTTGATGAAAGTGATGCAAATTTTGGAATAGATGAAGGATCAGCAGGACCAAACGTTATAAGAACTGGTGGAGGAAGTGATCCATCAAGTGATCCAAGTGGCGGGGGTGTAGTATCTCAAGAAGCAGGATTAAAATCTAATGTAATTATTACTGTATTTCTCAATGAGAATGAACCTTCTGGGCAGGATTTAAGTATCTTGGACCCATCTGGGGATGAAATTTTTACATTTGATGAAATTGGTTTATACAGTCCCGGAAAACCAGCAGTATCCTCACCCGGTTATTCTAGCATAAATGTAGGAAATAAAAATTCTGAAGATGTATCATTAATAGTTCCAAGTTCTACAGTTACTATTGATATAGATGTTGACGGGTTAACATATAGTAGTGAATTAACAATTCCGGCATCAGGTACTGGTCCAAGTGGAGAAATAACATATGGTGACATTTGTGAAGGAATAAATACCGGGGCATGGATAACATCCGGTGACGATATTAATGATTTTGTTTTTGTATTTATTAATGATAGTTCGGGAGGAACTTATCCTTCTATTATAGGAAAAAATTCATTTGGATTATTGACATTTCAAAGTAAAACTGTTGGGTCTGGTTCCAGTGTAGAACTAGGATGTGATATAAGTGAAGCCTCTGATTTCGCTAATATTATAACGGCTGGAGTTTGTGCCAATTGTAATGTATCTCAAATTAACGGACAAGATGCGGGTTCCGCAAATGATTCCGTAAGTCCAGAAAATGAAAGAGAACGATTACTTACACATATAATTTTTACACCAATACCAAAAGCTATGGATGTCGCTATAAGTATAACTTATATTTTAACTGTATCTGTTTGTAATACTTCAGATTCTATTATTGACATTTTATAAAATATATTATATTATGATGTAATGACTATTAAAATATTATTCACAGAAGAAGAAAAACAAAAAATAATAAATTTATATAAAAATGACATTGCAATAAAAAATATAACAAATATTTATAACTGTTCTGTCACTACAATAATTAATTTATTAAAAAATGAAAAAATTTTTAAACCTGCAAAATATAAAAATCTTGCATATAAGTATATAAAATATACAAAATCAAAAAAATTATGTGAGAAATTATATAATAATAGTTCATCATTGAAAGATTTTTCTAATAAATTAGAATGTAGTATTGATATGGCTAGAAATATTTTATTGGATCATAATATAACTATATTGGTATCTCATGAAATTAAAAGAAAAAATTCAATCCCGTTAAATGAAAAGGATATAATATTTAATTATATTAATAATGATTTTAGCATATCAAAATTAAAAAATAAATATAAAACATCATCTAATACAATAAAATCAATATTAACAAAAAATAATATAAAAATAGTCAATAATTCAATTAAACAATTATCTAAAAATGCTAAACTTGCATTAAATGATTTTAATTATGCTAAAACACAATATGAAAATAGTATAACTCTTTTTGGATTTCAACAAAAATTAAATTGTGGTGCTTTGACGGCTAAAAAAATAATAGAATTTCATGGTTTAAAAAATTTTACAATAACAGATAGTAAATATAATAAATATGTAGCAACCTTTCATAATAATTTTAAAAATTTTAAATTAATTGATAAATCGGGACCATATTTAACAATAAATCATAATATTTGTGATAAAAAATTTAGTATAACAACACAAACTGCTGGAAAATGGAAACAGTATGATGATAATGATTTATGTCCATATTGTAATAATAGATATAAGACTTCAAAATTTGAAAAAGATATAAAAAACTTTTTATTAGACAATAATATATCATTTGTATCAAATGATAAATCAATATTAGGTCATAATTTAGAATTAAATATATTATCAAAAGAGTATAATATAGCCATAGAATGTTGTGAGCTATATTGGCATTCAAATATATTTAAACATAGGACATATCATTTAGATAAATTAAAATTATGTAAAGATAAAAATATAAAATTAATAACTATATTTGAAGATGAATGGAAATATAAAAAACATATAGTTGAAAATAGATTATTATATGCATTTGGTATTATTGATAAAAAAATATATGCAAGAAATTGTTCTATAATTACTAATATAAATAAAAATGATGCATTATTATTTTTAGAAAAAAATCATATACAAGGAAAGGATAATGCTAAAATATATTTGGGATTATCTTATAATAATGAAATAATAGGAATTTGTAGTTTTAAAAAACCAAATGTATCTACTAATAATGTAACAGATAATAAAAATATATACGAATTATCCAGATATTGTACATCCATACATACTATTGGAGGATTTTCAAAATTATTATCACATTTTATAAAATTATATAATCCCGAAAAAATAATAACATTTTCAGATCGAAGATGGGGTGAAGGAGAAGTATATTCAAAAAATAAATTTACTTTTATCCATTCCACTAATCCCAATTATTGGTATGTAAAAGGATTAAATAGAATTCATAGATATAATTTTGCAAAACATAAATTAATTAATAAATTTCCAGAATATAAAAGTTTAACAGAATCTCAAATAGTTGAAAATGAATTAAATTATAATAAAATTTATGATTGCGGTTCCAATAAATATGAATTTATTAAATAATTATTTCATATATTGAATTTTTATTTAAATGAGGAATATCACAATCTGGTATATCTTTATTAACAAATTTACACAAATCAACCCACCCAGATTTAAAATTATATATCAATAATTTTTCCTTTGGTATAGCATCTATAATATATTCTCTATGATTAATAAAACTTAATTTAGCTATGGTTTGATTATATTCTTCAAATGAAAAAAATTCTCCCAAACTAGTTCTATCTAAATCATTAATTCCATTTTTAGGAATCATATTGTTTAATAATGCTGTATAATTTTTATGTAAATTTACACGTTCAAAAGAATCCAACCATTCATCTATATCGCGGTCACAATATATAAATTTATGATTTTCATTATGAATTAAAGTATTAATAACACTAGGGACATATATTGGAGTGTCGGCAAATACTTGAATTTTATTTTCATTTAAAAGTCTTTTTAATGCTGTGGATGGTACATGTTTAAATGTAAATCCTAAAATACTCACCATTTTACACATACTTTTAGTTCCAGTACGAGGGGGACTTACTATAAAATATTTTTTCATTTTTGTTGTCATTTATAATTTTTTAATTAGTATAATGCTCATTTTCTCGTCTAATTTCTTTTTTATAATGAAATTTTCTATTATGTGTTATAATACTCCCCAATATACATCCGGCTTTAATTTTTTCTTCCATAATTAATTCCATTACATGGCTCATCCATGTTTGTTCATATTTATGTTCAAATTTTGTATGTAAAAATATTTTTTTATTTCCCTCTTTAGTAAATAGTATAGGCCAATTACAATAATGATATTCCCCTACAGCATATGGAACTCCACGGAAAGAATTAATATAAAAAATTTTTGTTTTTTTTGGGTCCGTATAAATAATTCTTTTATTAAACCATTTTTCTTTTTTTTCTTGTGGAACATTATACCACGCCCAGTTGTCCGTATTCGTGCCATAAAACTCGGAAAATGACAATTTTAAATAATCTAAATTTTCACTCTCTATTATTGTCATAGCTTTTGAAATAGCATTAGGAAAATATTTTTTGAACCCAGTTTTGCAGGCTATAGATGAATCTTCTTCACCGCACAATAACATATCATCTTCAAAAAATATCATATATTTATGATTATTTTCTTCAAAATGTTCTGCTGCAAATTGTCGTCCACCACATATTCCAATATTATCAAATTTTATTTCAATAAATTCATATTTTTTAAATAATTCATTATATTCATCTGCTACACTTGGATCAGTTGAATTATTAATTACATATTTTGTAGTATCTTCTTTTAATCCAATTTCAAAATTTTTATTAAATTTTTCAGCCCATATTTCAAATTGTTTTGGGAGATTAAAGGTTAATACATAAATTGCCAATAATGATTTAAAATAATCTATGCTTAAACTTTTTATATATTCCAAAAATTTAAATACTAAACCATTACTTTCTATCATATGAATTGTACATAAATGTGGATGTTTATAAGTAATAATAGTAAATATACTTTCTTCCGTTCCCATATATCCTGATTGTAAAGTATTGGATAATATACCATAATAAATATCATTTATTATATTAATCGCATCTTTACTACCACCAAATATTCCCCCACGAGAAACATATTCTGTTTTTTGACCAGCATAATTATATAATGCATTTTTTTCAAATCCATGAATTTCTGTGTCTGCATTATATGGAAAACAAACATAATGCATTTTGTTATCACTGAATATTTTAGATAGTTTTTCTCCAAATTCAGAATCTATATAATTTACAGGATCACCAATAGTATTTGATATACCACCATCTATCCATAAAAAATATTTTGTATCAAATATATTAAATAAAGTGGCATCATTTAAAAAAAATTGTTTGCTCATAACTAATGGATTATAAAGTGATAATTTAGCTTGTGGACTATCTTCTATCCATCCTGCTCTATGTATCCATTCTTTTTGATTTCGTATTTCTTGAATTTCATTATAAAATGGAAATAATTTAAGATCATCTAATTCTTTATTAACAATATATGTTGGACGATCTCCTCTTTCATTCGTAACCATAACAGTTAATTCTTTAGGTATATATATTATCATTGGATATTCTATTTTTAATAATTTTTTGAAACATTCAACATAATGATCAAAACTTCTAGAAAATCCATTGACCAATTCCCCGCGACCAATATCAAATAATCCTGTAACAATTGTTAATTGATTTTTCACTATTTTTTAATCTCATCAAAGAAATCACAAAAACTTATTTGCGATGAATTAAATCTATTATCTCCCCAATCCGCATGATACCACGTATTAAAACTAAATATTTTTATTGGAAATGTTTCTTCTGATAATATATACGTCATTAATTGTTCTTCTTTATATAATTTCTTTTCTTTTAGAAAAAATTCAAATAATTCTATTATTCTATCACAATATGAATCAATTAAAGAAACATGTCCCCCAAAAATTCCTCCTATTACTGATCCTTTAAAATTTTTATGAATTGAAGTATGTGCTATAGGATGTTGAGGATTTATTGATACTATATTTAATATATTATCTCCGGTATAATTTATTAAATTATCCATGAAATTTTTATTAAAAATTAAATCATTTTTAAATGTAAGAGGATATGTTTCTTTATTTAAATCATGAATAAAATTAAGATTATGTTCAAAATTAGAATTAAATCTACTATGAATTATTCCACTATGCGATATTCCAGCATCAATCCAAAATATATTTTCAATATTAGGATTTAATTTTATTGTTTCTTTCATAAAAATAAATTTTCCCCACATAATTTCCATGCACCGATCTCTCCAATCTGGGGACGTTCTATATAAATCAGAATATAAATCTCTTATATTATTTACTTCTTCATGAAAATATAATTCATATAAACTTTTCGGTATAAAATTTATATTTAATTCAGTAAATTCAGTTTTAAATTTATTTATTTCTTCCGGAGATGTATAACATGTTATATCAGTACCAGAATTAACAATAGTTTTTAGAGAATATGAATATGGACGATCACGATTTAATCTTCCACATAATTTTGTATGATTTAATCCATTATAAATACAAGTTACTAATTTATTTAACATTATTATTCCATAAATGTATAATTATTCTTATCTTCTAAAAATACTATTGTCAGAAAATCATTATCTTTTGCTCCTCTATTATGAAATAAATGATAGCGAAGGTTTCCTTCATATGTTCGAGTTAATTTTAATATATTTTCTGTATATCCTGCATATAATTGAAAACTTGGAAATTTATTTTCAAAATCATATTTAAATTTATCATCTATAAATTTTTTCATAGATGGCTCCAATGTTTCATCACATACATTTAATATAATACTGTCAGATAAATTTGATTTATTCATATATTTAGCGTAAAAATGATTTAATTTTTCAAAAGAATTTTCTAATGATAAATCAACTATTATATGAAAATCCGCACCTTGATTATTTTCAGCAACAATGTCTTTTATCCATAATGGTTTTATAAAATTTATTTCCTTTCCTTTATATCCAGCGGATTCTAACATCTCTTTATAAAAGAATTTATTTTCATCCATGAACAATAAATTTATATTTGAGAATTTAGAACTTATTATATTTTCATGTACTTGATTTGCAATTATGCATATTTTTTTACTTTTATACTCTAATTGTTCTATTATTGATATTATTTGTTCTAATTTATTATTATCCGTTGTATACATTAAAATATATAAACATGAATTAGATGAATCCATTGATATATTTTTTGGACGTAGTAAATCCGTTAATTCTCTTTCTTTTCGTTGTTTAAATATTAAATTAGAATTATAATATATACAATCTAATTCTGTTTTTATTAAAATTTCAAATGCATCACTTAAACGTGTCAATATAGGTTTTCCATTAACATTAAATGATGTATTTAATATCACACCATATCCACTAAGTTTATCAAATTCATCAATAATAGTATATAAAAATTCATTTTGATCTTTTGTTATAGTTTGTAATCTACCTGTTCCATCAACATGAGTTATTGCCGGAAAATCATATTCTTTGTTTACTGTTGCAATATATGTCATATGTTGACTTTCATATGAAAAATCAAAATATTTAGATACATCTTCAAATTTCACAACCGGGGCAAATGGTCTATACCACTCTCTATGTTTAACTTTAGCATTTAATATATCCTTCATATTTCCAACCGGATTACATATAATACTTCTATTTCCGAGTGCTCGTGGTCCATGTTCAGAATTTCCATGTATTATACCAATTATATAATTATTTTCCAATAAAATAGCGATATCTTTTTCTGTAATATTTTCTATAACTGAAACTGGATTATCTTCCAATAATGCAGAATAATTTAATGTATCCATTATTGGCAAACCAGAATATGTAATATCAATTTGTTTTTCTGGTTTAATATATTCTAATAATCCACCAATTGCTATTCCACAATCATTTGTGTTTGGTGGAATATATACATTTCCATCTTTAATAATATTAATTAATTTACTATTTAATATTACATTTAATGCACATCCACCAGATAAACAAACCGGATATGAAGAATATTTGGAAATATATGGCATTGCCAACTCTAAAAATACATTTTCAAATGCTTGTTGCGATGTAGCTGCCATATCCCATGAAAATTGTCCTTTAAATCTGGTTGTCTCTAAATCAAAATCAATTATTCCTATGGAATTAAATAATTCTTTTGTTACAGAATAACGAATTTCTGCCCCTCCGGCATATGAATTGCCAGCATATCTAAATTGTTTATAGAACTTTTCAAAATGTGGTAGCCATTTTTCATTTACTTTACCATATGCACATAATCCCATTAATTTTCCGGCATACACTAAATTACCTATATTTAAAGGTTCTTTCGTTATATCTTCCATATGATCTGCTAATATCATATAAGGAAATCCAAGATCAATATCGAATTTATCTATTAATTTTGGTCCAATATTTCTAGTGTTTGCCAGATATACATTAAAAAATGCACCATTTCCCCCTCCATCATAAGTAAATATTAAAGATTTATTATATGGAGATTGATAAAATGCACAAGCTGCATGGGCTGCATGATGGTCAAATCTTTTATGTTGTTTTATATTATAATTTGATAAATCAACTTTAGAAAAATAATTTGATAAAAATATATCAATAACATTTGTATTAGTTTTTTCAAAAATATAATTTAAAATGTCATCAAACACTTTTTGCGGACATTTTGCAGGCAGATATCCCGCTAAACCTGCATTTTTTTTATTTAACCATCGTTCTAATTCTATAATATAATATTTTTCATTATAAAATGCAGCTATTGCTGCGTTATGTGATCCATATGCAGATATTAATAACCCATCAGTCATTTGTATTTGGTTTCCACAAGTAAACATCATTTCCGCAATCCCAAATTCTATAATATCCATTATTCATCATATTTTTATACTCTGATAAATTAGGATCAAAAGTTTCCAATAACTTTGGAAGTTTATGTTTTTGAAATTTATTTCTAGAATATAATTCAAAAATATTATTTATGTGGAAATATTTGTAATTGGGGGTTGATCGTCGTATTAATTTAAATCCATTCATAAAGTAAATGGAGCCAGAGAAATAAGCAATATCGCAATAAGATATTATTGATTCTGGATTAACTTTTATAATAAAATATTTAAATAATTTTGAAAACCCACCTAAAACAGTTATCCCTAACTTATTAGAAAATCTATATAATTCATATTCAGCATCTTTACTAAATCTTGAGTTTGAAATTGTCATAACTGAAACCAATTCATTATTGTAAAATAAACCATATCTATATTTTGATGGAATGCTACCTTGTAAATGATTTTTATTTAAAAATTCAGAGCTAATATTATGAGATAATTCTTTTATTTCACATTTTCTTGCTGGTATTTTTTGATTAATAATATCTAATTTTTTCTTAATTAAATCCTTTACTATATCTTTTTTTGTCCCCCATTCTGAATCTGTAATATGAATTACATTATATCCATTATTTTCAGCTACCAATGTTTTATTTAAATGATAATTTTTATCTTTATGTGTATCAGAATGCCAATATACACCGTTACATTCTATAGCCAATTTTTTATCTGGTAATACGATATCCAGTTCGTTTGGTGCTATTATAATTCTATCATTATTTAAAACAGTTCCAGAATATATAGATTTTATATATTTAGTGATTTCATATTGAAAAACACTTCCATTAGAAATTAATGTATCCACCCATTTAATATTGCTTAAATTCCTGTCTTCAATAATACCATCTACAGTTTTAATTCGAATAGGACTCTTATTATTTTTATATTCAGTAGATATTAATTCTCCGCCTCTTGATTCAACAATTTTTCGAACATCTTCTATAGTATGCCGTTGTTTCTCAAATCTACTTTCACGAATATATTCTTTTGAATATAATTTGTTCAATTTTCTAATGGATACCAACCCTCGTTCTTCTATTACTCCATCAATTGTTTGAATTTTAATGGGATCATTATATTTTGCTATTGTAGTTGATAATAGTTTCCCCCCTCTACGTTCTACAATATTTTTAATTTCATTTAAAGACAATTTATTATTTTGGCGTCTATTTTCTATAACTTCTTTCATTGAAATTAATTGTTCAGAACTCCGTATACTGCATAAAGATCGTTCTTCAATCTCACCATCAGAAAATTTAATTTTTATTGGCGTTAAATCATTTACATATTCGGTAGAGAGTAATTCTCCGCCCTTAGATTCAATAATTTTTCTAACTTGATCTATAGATAATCTTGATTTATCAGATAATGATTTTATTTGATTTTTCTTGGAAATTAATTTTTTGGATGGATATATATTAGTCAAACATCTTGTTTCTATCTCTCCATCTGATGTTTTAATCGTAATAGGGACATTAGTCCCCCCATATTCAGTAGAAATTAACTCTCCACCTTTAGATTCAACAATTTTTCTAACTTCTTCTATTGATAATTTTTTACCCATTATAACATTATATCATTAAAATACATAATAATCAAGATGTTAATCGATATTTTTACCTATTATTATATTATATCAATAAAATACATAATAATCAATAGTTTAGTCAATATTTTTAACCATTCTATTTAACCATCCATCAGATTTACTATGTGGCCATACAGTAAAGGTTACTGGAATTTTATTAGCTAAAAATATTAATCTGAAGTCAAACCATTCATTTTGTAAATATGTTTTTATTTTTTGTTCCGTTAAATCTTCTCTATATATTTCTTCATAATTTTCATCATGAGACCCCACATAAAAGAAATCATAATCATCTTTTAATTCACCTAATTCATCTCTATGGAAAATTATTCTAACATCATTTGATCGACAAAATGATTCTCGCCATGCGTCTTCTGTTGTATAAGGATAATTATTTGGTGGGTCCTTTCTGTCTATAGTATCTTGTTGAACTCCTCTATATTTAAAACATATTCCCGCATATTCTTCATATTCTCTTAATGTTCGTTCTGTACCAAAACCATATTTTCCAAAATCAATTTGTTTTGGGTCTTCACCATCCATACCAAAAAGTATTCTATTCCTCTTATGGGATAAATTATTTCTTTCAACCCAATCTAATTCTATAATACCTTTTTTCTTTTCTGGAGTAGTGTGATCGTCCCAAATTTTCTGTCTATTCTTCCGGGTGTATTCGTGCCACGCTATTACTTTATGAGGATGAAATAAATCATATCCATGCGTAAATGCTCTTACAGCTATTGATATTTCTTCACCATGGAAAAAATAATTTGGATCATGCTGTACTTCTGTTACAAATTTCCCATCTGTGAAACAAAAATGTGCAGAATAAAATCTAGATTTCATAGGTTTATCTAATTCTTTCCAATTATCTATAGTAGAAGGTCTAAAAAATACTGCTCCTTCTGGTATAAATCTATCAAAATCCATTTTCCATGGGGCCTGAATTCTTGATTCTGGGTCATTATCCGGGTCAAAAGATGGTATATATGCTGTTAATAATGGTTTTCTACATTCTAAAGTTCTAATAGATTCCAATATATTAATAGATTCTTTATCCCAATGTTTAATAAATCTATGATGAGAATCCAATTGCAATGTATATTTCTCATTTTTATAAAATTGTTGTATTTTATTTCTAGCCCAACAGGCACCCTTTGTTGAATTATAATCAATATCTAAAATAGTTAATTTTGAATTTAATTTTTCCGCAAATATAACATTAGATATATGTTTATAATCATCAATATCTTGAGATGGGTCTTCAAATCCTAAAATATTAAAATCATTTTCTATAAAATCTTCTAATGTTTCTCCCGATCCGTGTTGCCATGCAATAACAATATGTAAATTTGAAGGATTTTCAGCATTTTCTATTATATTATTTAATGTGGGTAAAAGTTGCGGGTCTTTATAACTCGCAATCTGGACAAAAATACTATCCATTTTTAAGTCTCTCCTATTCAATATTCTTACGTATATTGAGAGCGTTTTGGAGCTACTGATACACTACCACGTTTAGGCTTAGAGATTTGTCCACTCGGATATAATATTTTAACATATTGGTGGAAATAATCTAATGCATTAACTCCATTACCTAAAGTTATATCAGCTAATGTTGAATACAATGGTTGAAAATCATTAACTCTGGCACTTTTCTGAAGAACTTCAAGAAGTCTTTGCTGATCAATATCATCTAATTCACTATTTTTAATAAACCAAATCTCATAAATTGGCGCATTCTTTTCATCTTTACCAACTTCTATAGCTTTGACCACAGTGACTTCCTCGGCAATCCCATTTCGTTTTAAATCTAAATATTTTATAAATTTTGTTTCCATAATAAAAACTCCTGTAATAAATATACTTGTAAAACAAGTTTTTGTTAATAATATTTATTAGTAATAAAATAAGGTGTAACTATATGAAAGAATATAAGGATAAAACATTAAGAGCGGGCATTATTCCGTTCTATAAAGATAAGAATGATAAAATAATAATGTTGTTTATGAAACCGTCAAATAAAAAATTTGGTGGGAATAAATTTCAAATAGCTAAGGGAAAAATAGATAAAGGAGAAAATCCATTAGAATCTGCTATTAGAGAAGCCAAAGAAGAATTAGGTCTTATAGAAAATAATATAAAATGGATTAAAAAGGCTGGTATATATTTAGATAATCATCATATTTTTATAGCTGAGGTTATTAACAATAATTCTACAAATTTTAATACTCCACATTATGAAACGGGAGATACTAAATGGATGCAATTGGATGAATTTATGGTTATTGGACGTGAACTACATATCCCTATAATCAAAAAATGTTATAAATTAATTAAACAGGAACTTTATTAAAATTAACAGATAATTTAGAAATAATAGCTGTTAAATTATTTATAAAGAAAAATCCATTATGTTCATAATCTTTATTTCCTCCTAAATTTATTATAAATTCTTCTGGATTAAAATTATTTGGAACAAAATATGCACAAACTAATTTAGTATTTGATTTATGAATATAATCATTTATAGATGAAATTCCCCCATTAGTTATACCACATTTAAAATAATTTCTTTGAAAACCGGGATTAAAAATAATATAAAAAATATTATTTAATTTTAATATTGTTTCCTCTTTAGATAATAATGTTAATCCTAAAAAGTTTGCCCATGATACCCATTCATCTTTATTTCTATAATATAAATCAGGTCGGCGTGGTATATCATTAGGTACTTTTTCGTCATCATTTTTATCTAACCATTGTTGTTTAGTAGATATATTTAATGATTGAGCAAACGCCCGCGCTTCAATAAATGATCTATATGTTTTTCTTATTATTGGAAACGGATTATTATTCCCTAAAAAATTATTCCATGTAGTAAAATCTTTATAATATGCCCTATCTGGTCTTTTTGGTATTCCAGCAGGCTTATTTAAATTATGCCATTTTTTATATTGGGCAACAGATTCTATTCGCTCACTTTGAACTATTTTTTTAGCTTCCTCAAAAGGTAAATTTACACGAAACGCCATTATAATTCTCTTTAATCATCTCTTATAAATATATATCATGAAATTTAGATATGTATCACTAGCTATAGCTGAAAGTTTCGACGCATGGAGAATTATACCACGAACTATTTTAATTTTATATTCTACATTAGTTTTTAATTTATATATGTGGTATAGATCAATTCCAACATATATTCAAGAACAATGTGAAGCAGGAGTTTTAAAAATTTTATTAGATTCAGGATTAACATTGGAAGAAGCAAAAACAGTAGCCTGTTCCGTTATAGATATTGTAGGCGGACCTACTATGGCGCAATCAACATTTGTAACTACTATTATTGGATTATCCACTGGAATTTTTGGTTTATATGTAGCAACTGGACGTAGATGGGATCGTAATTTTTCTATGCAAGATAATGATAATAATCCATTTAATGGACCCAATTATCCATATAGTCCAAATAGACCATTCGGTCCCGGAAATCGTCCGTATGGTCCAGATAGACCATTTGGTCCGGAGAATAATTATGATCCAAATAATAATCCATATGGACCGGAGCCAAATCCATATAATCCCCATAATCCCCATAATAAAGATCGTGGTCCATGGGGAGACTCACAACTTCAAAATGATGGGGATAGTGGTGATGAAGATAATATATAAGATTTAGTTAAAATGTTTAAAAAATTATGTTTTTCTTTTATTATATCATTCATATCATATTTGTAACAAAATTTTAAAAATGATAGTATATTAAATTTTCCAGAATTTTTAATTCCATTATCAATAGTTTTATTAATTATTTCTTTTATATATTCAGGTTGGTTATTTAATCCCATTAATATTTTATTTTCTTCAAATAATTGTTTAGTTTTATATTCATATTTAATGAGTTCGTCATTATCATTAAGTTCTTCTACTACAAATTCATAATTCATTATATTACTTTTAATATAATCATTATTATATGCATCTATTATTTTATTTTTTCTTAGTCTGGGATATGAACTTTGAACATTATCTCGTTCCCTTCCCTCTCCGCGAATACATTTCTCAAATAAAAATAATTTTGGATCATTATTCCATTCATCCAATGTTCTTTCTTCATCATTTTTTGTTTCAACTAATGTTACGGTACCATTAATACTATTAATTAATTGTAAAAAATCTTTATCTGAACTATAAATAACATGATTATCATTATTAAATTTTGCAATATATCCAGCTATTAAATCATCCCCTTCTAAATACATTGCTGTTAAACATATTATATTAGTTTTGGTGGTTAAAAATTCAGAAAAAATTGACAAATAGTTATCAAATTCTTCTATTTTTTTTCTTTCAGCCCTAGTCATTTTTTCCCTTCTACCAGCTTTATATTTTTTATGAGTTATTTTTTCTAAGTTTTTATCGCTAGTATAAAGTTTTCTCCATGATTTTTTCCCATCAAAAACTATGATAATATTATCTATATTGTATTTTTTATATAAAAATTGAATTTTATAAAATATATTAACAGATGCCGCACGTTTAATATCTTCTAAATTTGAATCTTTAAATCCAAAAAAATATTTATACATAATAGCATTGCCATCTATTAATAAGTTGTTTATTTTCATAAATTACACATCATTTATTAAAATATCAATATTAAGCATTGCTAACCAGTCTTGTACAGCAGCCTCTTCAGTATCACCCTCTATTCCATGATCCTTTAAATATTTTATAAATGCCGGGTTCCAAAATATTTTAAGTTCTATTCCACGTTCTATATCGTGTCCTCTAGAAAATACATTAACCCATGGTTCAGAAGAATTATACATTTTTCGTTCTTCTTCTTCCAATTCACGAATTTTAATATCATATTCCTCAACAAAACGTTTAGTATTAGCTTTTTCTACATTTATACCTATAGATTTTATTAATTCCTCATTATTAAGTTCATTAGTTATAAGTTTTTTTGTATTAGAAATAACGTTATCAGAATTAATTACAATATTTTCAATCAATTCTGGATTATTTTTTAAATAATTAATTATTAAATTTATTACTTTTTCTTTGGATCGTTTAAACATGATAATATTCCTATGATATTTTTTCTGGAAAGATTAGTGCATTTATACCATTTATTTCCAATATTAATATACCTCTTTCCGTTAATGTAAATTCTATTTCTAATCTCCCTCGCATAACAGGAATTAAATTATTAATATTATAAACAAAAGAAAAATCTGTTAATCCATTTAAAAATATTGGAGATTTAGATATAATATGTGTAGCTGTGTCACTTTCATTATCCGTAGATGTAACTATAATTACATTTTCAACATTTTTAATATTTATTACTTTATTTTTATTTTGTACTATTCTGGAAAACGCTACTAAAGTTTCAATACTTTCATTATTTATTGTAAATTTCACTAAATTATTATCGGTAACACCCCACGGTAATTTATATTGTGCAGGATTTCCACATCCCACTTCTAATGATGTATTTTTACTTATTAAATTTAATTTTGATACTATAGTATCTCCAGAATCTAATTTTTTAATTCCAGATAATGCTATATTAAATGAAGTTTTAGAATCTATGGTTTCTATAAAATTTAATCTATTTTTTAATTCTGGCAATCTATTAATACATAATGAATCAAATTCCAGATAATCTAAATTTTCTTTTTTATATAAAAAAATATATGATTCTTCAGACTGTGCTCTAATTCCCTGTTTATCTATTATAAAAATTTGTATATTAAATAATTTAGAAGTTTCTACTACATTTTTTAATAAATCTACCGTTTTTTTCGATAATATAATCATTCGAATACTAAAACCTCATCTGCTAATACCGCCTTATCTGTAGGTACGGCTCTTCCAACTGCTGAACATATATTTGATAATGTTTTATCAACTAATCTATTAATCTGATAATTTTTATCTATTATTGGAATAATATTTTCTGTAAACCATTCTGGAATTATATGTAAATCCACAGGCACCGATATACTCTTAAATCTTCCTATTTTTGTAGTAAGATAATATGTCCTTACGGATGTTTCACTAGTTATTGGCATAGATTCCTTATCTTCATATCGTTCTAAACATAAATTCCAAAATATAGCAGGTGCCTGTTTCCCCGGCAAATTAACCAATGGATTAGCCTTTAGTTCTTCAGTATAATACTCCACCTTTTTAACTTTTCCCGGAATTCCATAATCTTCCAGATGTTTACTATCATACAATACATTTTTAAATTTTACAACATCTTTATTTAATTGTTTCCAATCATGCAATTTAAAATAATTTTCCAATATATTATTTAATGCATCTTTTACTATTGTAGTTATAGTTGTTTTTTTAACTGCATGCCCCATAATTTTCATTTCATCAACATTATATCCATTTTTGTATATAAGATGTAAAAGATATATTTTTTTACTGACAAAAATTCCTAAATCTGATATTATTTCATTTTGAACTTTAACCCTATTAGCATTTTTCTCAATGCAAAAGAATTTATTTTTCATAAAGTCGGGGTAACTATCATTAATAGAATCTTCTATATGTTTACATATTTTTTTAGCATCATTTAAATTATCGGTATATGTTTTAAAAAAAGCGCTGTCCGTATTATGAACTAAAACATTATTAGCAAAAAATGTATGAGTGTCTTCTATTTCCACATCATAAACATAATCAGTATATTCTATCTCTTCTATGTGTTTAACTTCAGTTATTTCAAAATCATAATTTTTGAAACAAATTCTTTTCTTTCCCGGATTCATTATTTTATTATTTTTTCTATCAAGAATAAACCCAACTTTTTCTTTAAAATCAATAGAACTTTTAACTATTAATGCTTTTGTTTTAGTATTTGAGATTTTTCCTTTATAAGAATTAAATTTAGTTTCGGTAAAATAATTAGAAGATATACCAACTAAAAATAAAAGGTGTCTAGCACTTAAAATGTTATCTAATGATATTGATGATAATTTTATTGAATTTCCAGAAATTCCACCATCCGCCGTGAAATATCCTCGAAGAAAACTACAAATATTTTCTTCAGTTTCAAATTTTAACCATTCCGGTATTCTTTTATAACCATTTTTATTATATAAATTCTTGTATAGTTCTCTCCATAAACGAGTTCCACAAATTCTAATATCATGTCCATTCTTTTTGTGAATAATAGATGTCGCCAATCCCTGTTCAATAAGGGGGGTTATTGTCTTTTCAATTATTTCATCTTTATCTTTAAATCCTAATGATAATTCTACTCCGGAATTTATAGAATGACATCCGCCGTCACCAATAACTAAACCCATAATTTCAAAAAATTCTTTTGAATATTCTTTTGAATTTAATTTATATAGTCGCGGTATACGTTTTAACCAAATAATAGTTTTTATATCATTACCTATTTCTTCTGGTTTTACTTCATGCAAAGGACTGTTACAAGTTTTTCTTTTTTGTACATTTACATATCCCATAAGTGAATGATCTTCTGTTACATCTATGTACGTTGAGTTTGTAAACCACACTCTGAACATTTTTTTCCTGTTTTTATGTCGCATAATGTATTTAACTGGTTTATAACATGACTTGTTTATATTTGAATCATAAGTTAAAACCTTTAAATTTTCAGGGTGATGATATTCCTTATCACCAATAATATTATCTATAGAATCAAATAAATTTTCTATTGTTTGACTATTTCCGTCATCCACATATAATAAAGAATCTTTGGCTACTGAGTCCCCGTATATAACTGAATCATTAGGATATTCATATTTTCCATTTAAATCTTTACCAATTTGCCGGGTTAAATGAAATAATATTTCTCTACCTGTTTTTGTTGTAGATTCTGCTAATCTAATATCAAAAAATTTAAAATATTTGTTGCCCATACAACCATATAATGAATTTAATTGAATTTTTTTAATATGTTGAAATCTATCATATAATTCAAATTTCAATTTCAATTCCATATATTCAGAATTATTTTCATCGATGTTTTCTAATTGAATTTTATATTCATTCATTAATTTTTTATATTTTTTTCTTTCATCAAACCATTCTTTTAATATTGCAGGTATAAACCCATCTTTAGTTTGAGAAAATACTGTACCATATGCACTTAATGCATATTTTTCTGTTTGAAAATATTTTTTCCATTCATCAGTTGTTTTTGTTTCTATATTTCCATCTTCATAATGTAAAGTTAATAATTCTCCTGTATTATTAAAAATATTAATATATGCTGCTTCATTTTCTACAAATTGCGCTATCAATGTTTCAGGGCTGGCATTGATACATATTAATGCCGTTGGATACAATGATTCTACATCTACAGAGCCAATCATATTATATTCTCCAGCCTCTGGTTCAAATACAATTGCTCCTCCATATTTGGAATAATAATCATGTCGTTTTGAATCCGGTACGCGAGCATTTAATACATAATTACAATAATTGATTATGGCGGATTCCGCAAGTCGTATAGTTCCGTACACGCTTTCTATCTCTGTAGTTGCCATGTGTGATAATTCTATAGCAAGATTTAAATATTTTAATTTTTCTTCTAATTTTACAATAATTTCAGTATCCACCATATTATATTCAAGATAATAAATAAAATCATTTCTATATAAATCATATAATGATCCTTCATATTCTAATTTTTTATAATTTAATAATTCTTCTTTTGCAATATTATCTAATGAATATGATGATTTATTTTCTTTAACAAATTTTTGATATATTCTTTTATAATCTATAGATTTTCTTCCATATAATATAACAATTTCTTCTGTTGTCTTAAATCCTTCAAAAATTTCTCTTTCTACTTCTCGTATAATTGGATTTTTTGAATTTTGAAAACATAATCTTTTAGTAGACCGTGGTCCTAATATTTTGTTAATTCTTTTATAAATATAGGGAACATCAAAATAATCAGAATTCCATCCTGATATTAGATCATAATCTTTAATAGAATCTAAAAATGTATTTAATAATTCTTTTTCATCTTTACAAAAAATTATCTTACAAGAATCTAATAATTTAGTCGAACAGTCTTCTATGCTGTATTGTGTGTCTGATGGATTATATGGACTATATTGAGGAGGAATGGTTATAATTAATCTTTCATTCGTATTATAAAAATATAAAGAAATAGAATTAATTGGAGCATAAGGATTCTTTACTCCTGAAAATCCTATAAATTTATCATAATCAACCTCAATATCAAAAAATACAATATTTAATTCAGGAATTGCAGTATTATAATAATACTTTGATAATATTTTTTGCTCTAAAGAAATATCAGATTCATATAAATCTATCTCTTTTATTCGTAATTCTTTTCTGGTTTGAAAATATTCTTTAGATGTGTTAAATTCCAACTTTGCTAGATTATTTCCATAAACATCTTTATATTCTCCATCTTTATATTTCACATAAAAATTTAATTCTGGATCATATATTTTTCGTATCCGTTTACCATTTTTTCTTTCCCAGACTATAACATTTTTATAGTCCGGGTCTAACATAGATGAAATATACATTAAAATTAATCTTCAATTCCTAATAAACTTTCACAAACTAATTCCAATTCATTATTTTCTTCACAAACTTCATTATAATTTTGTTTATGATATATGCGAATCGTTTTTCTAAGTATTTTTTTAGATAATTTATACTCGGAATTAATGACATCAATTATATCTTTAAGTTGATCTCTTTTAGATTCAATAGCGTCCAATACATAAGATGCCTCAATAATAGCATCTTTAATTTTTTTTCTATCTATTGGATCAGATGGTAATGTAATATTATCTGTCATATTTTCTCTCCTTTAAACCAGACTTTATAATTTCCTAAAAATTTGTTCATATCATACACGAATAATTCATGTGCTGCAAAATGTATTCGTATTTGATTTAATTCTCCTACGGTAACAGTAGCTGTATTGTTAATAAAATTAGGTGCTCCGGGGAATATAATTAATGTACCCCTTCTAGGATTAAATGAAAATCCGTGAGTTAAAAACTCTAATTGTCCTCCATATACTTCAAAATCAGAATCAAATGCTGGATTATCATTATATTCATTTAAAAATAAAATAGCAGCAAAATCATTATTATTTGAACGTTCCCATTTTTCATTAATCATTATTGAATTTTCACAGACATATGTGGTTTTATCACCTTTATACCCTTCAGGAAACCATTCAAATTGAAACGGTTTTATTCCTTTAATATCAACATCATAATGAGACTCTACTGAAGGTATTATTTCTTCTTTTAATTTTGGAAGAATTCTTATTTCAGATAATGTATTTCCAAAAAATAATGGTTTTATATTACCATCTTTATCCACCTGTGGAAAAATATTATTATTACCTATAATAATATCTTCACATTGCAAAGGGGAAATAAATTCATGGAAAACCATAAATGGATTTTTCATATATAATCCTCTAATTTTTAATTACAAGTAGAAGATCATATCATAGTTATTTGCAGAATTGCAAGTCTTTTCTAAAATAAATGTAATATTTTTTAATTCATTATTTATTGTTACTAGTAAATTAACAGTTGTTTTACCATTTTGTTCACATATATTCATATATAATTCAGAATCTTTATATATTATTTTTCCCGTGCTGCATGCTCCAGAAATGGATTCAAAATTATCAACATACCAAATATTTGTTATAGAATTATCTTCTGTTATTATTTTAGAACTATCAATAAATTCTATATTTGGATGATGTGTTAAAGATTTAATTTCAATTGATTGATTTAATTCATCAATATCTTCTTCATCACATGTGCATTCATCATTTTCAATATTGGATTCATATTCACAAATAAATTCTTTTATTTTACTAATTATATTTTTTACATGCCCATCATCAATACTATCCAATTGTAATTTTAAATCATCTATTAATTTCATTATTACATACCAGTTGATGATTTCACAGATGTTGATGAAACATCTGTATCCCCTCGTAAAAGTTTATTCATTCTAATTAATCTTTTAGATGGCGCTTTACGTTTAGTCATATTAGTCTTTCTAACTCTTTGTCCCTTTTTTAATCTGGCAGATTGCTTACCTTGTCGAACCTTTAATGGGTTTTTTTTAATTCCACAATCAGCAGCATCCGTTACCATACTTCCATCTTTTGGACCACCATAACATCTAAATTTTCTTACAATTTTATTACCATATCTTTTAAATTGACGCTTTACTGCTTCATCTAATTTTTCATATTCATCTTTTGTTATAGTTTCTATAATAATATCAGATTCTGATAATTGATTTTGTCTACTATCTTGTCTATTATCTTGTTGTACATTATTATTTTGACGAGTTTTATCCTTTATATTTTCTTCATCTCGTGTTTTATTAATTGCATTTTGTTGATCTTGTCTAGCTTTTGCTTCTTGCCGTTTTATCATAAATTTTCTATGTAATAATGATATTTGTTTTTGTATAGCATTTTTTTCTTCATTTGTGGCAGCATTTCTTAATGCTGCTTGTAATGCAACTAATTCAGTCTGTTGTTGCCTACGCAAAAGTGCGGGGTCCATAAGTATATCTTCTTCAAATAAAATATGTCTTAATATGCCGCCATCAAAAGAAAATTCTTCAAATGTAGGATTTGAATCATCAAGCATACCTTTACTTTTCTTATATCGATAAGTAGCTAAATCAGCTTGTTTTTTAGCTTCTTTTTCTTTACTTTTTTGTTCATTTTTTTCAGCTTGCATAGCTATTAATTCTTCTCTATTATTTAATGTAGCCTCTGCTGCCCTAGCAGAATATTCCGCCTGCTCAGCCCTAGCTTTTTCTGCTTCTGCTTCATGTCTTGCCTTTTGTTCCTCTGCCTGAGATTTAAGCATATCTATTATACTCATAAGTATAGACTGAGTTGATGATTCATCTTCAATTTCTGAAAAATCTTCAACCGATTCATCATCTATTATTTCTTCTCCTTCTTCCGTTTCATCTCCTATTTCTTCCGGATTAAATTCATCCTCAAAATTACTTTCGCCTTCTAAATCAAATTCATCAGGAGGAACATTTTCATCTTGAATATCAACATCATCATTGGATACAGTAGTACTCGTTTCATCCGCATTATATATAATATCTTCCGGTATACTTGGAAATTCAACATCTCTAACATCAAATAAATCTTTTAATTTATATAATAATTCAGCTAAAGAAATATCTTTTAAATCTACACCCTCATCTTTAAAATTTTTCAATTCTGAAAGATATGCGCTTATATATGTTTCAAAATCATTTGCTTGTGTATTTAAAATAGTAACTTTCATTAAGTTACCTTTATCATCTTCCACGCCATATGTAATTACATCTTCATCATCTCTTGTATTTTTATTTTCAAAATTACTTAATTGTGAAAGAACACTATCCAAATTAAAACTTTCAGAAATAGAAGAAACTATTTTTAATTTTTTCTTTTTACTATCTAATTTATATGCATTAACTGGAATCATATGTAATTTATTATTTAATATCTTATAAAAGTTTATAATATAATCTTTAAAAGTTTTTGGTTTGTTTCTACGTTTTGTACCTAATCTATTTGGAAACGCTGCAATAGAGTGTGCAGATACTGATCCACTTACTGAATTCTCTTTAATTGATTTATTCATCTAAAACTCCAAAATATTAATTACATTAAGTATTTATAAAATATTCTATTTTCTAGTTCTATTTCCAAACAATTCTCGTTCAGTAACTACTAAAAATTCTATATTTCGTTCCTTACACCATTCAACAGCGGCATTCCATTTTAAAGTATTAATTCCATGAATATAATCTTCTTGCAATTTAATTCTAGGATTTCTTGATCTTGATTTTTTTGTTTGTTTAAATGGTTTTATTTCAATTAATTTTTTATTAACTGTTCCATTTTCATTTTGAACAACAACATATAAATCCGGTTTATATTTTTTAACTTGTAATTTACCCATAGTTTTTATACTAGGGATAACATAAAGTATATCAATTATTTCATATCCCCACTCCAATATATATGGATTATTATCACATACTTTAAATGCTTCTTCTTCCCATGAAGATTTATATTTTAGTTGTCTGATGTCTCCTAAATATTTTTGAGGATTTCTTAACGGGAATGGTTTAGTCGCCTGTTTCCATTTTCTCATGATTATATACGTGCAAGACGTGGTGGTAAAATTCCATCATCTGGATTTCTTCTTTTTATTTCTTCTGCCGCTTTATTTGGTGGAAGAGGTAATTCATCTAATTTAATATTACTTTCAGTTTTCGGCACACCAGAGGTATCAGACCCACCTTCATGAATTATATTAAATGTGTCATATATAAATGTAAAACTTATAGTATTTACCTCAGAGGTCGCCATATCTAATTCATCTAAAATTACACTTTGAATTTTAGGATTTAAATAATCATATATTACTTTTTTTCCTGAATTATTTATAAAATGAGTTACTCTTATATTTTTTATTACCCCACTACGAGCATCTTCGTCAAGTGGACCTATAGTAGAAGCTGTACTTAATCCTGCTCTATATAATAATGGTGCCTGACTTTTATTATTTTTAGTTATTGGACTTATTGCCTCCATATAATTTTTAAAAATATCATGCGCTCTATTTTGTCTATCGTCATATAATGTTACTGTTATAATTCCAAAATCAACACGAACTGCCACCTTTGTCATAAAATTATAATAATTAACATCTTCATATATAATATTAGGAACCGGACGAGTTATTTGTTTTATTCCAAAATCAATTTTAAGAGGGTCTTCATTGCCCTTTGTAGTGCCTTGTAATACATTAGAATATTCTAATGTCAATGTAAAATTAAATTTTAATTTTGGGGCATCTACACCAGCAAAATCATCTTTAATTTCTCTTGCCGGTCCATATAATGCCACTCCAAATTTTGATTCCCGCAAAATCATTTATAAACCCACTCTTTAATAGTTTGTGTACCCAATATAAATGTTGTTTTATTATATGTTGAAAAAACTTTATTTCCAATTTTTACTTCTTCTGCTATAGACCCACTTAATATATTAAATGCTAATGCAATACTAAATCCATTTCGAACTCCGGATTTTACAGGTATTATCATTTCCAGTGTATCTAATACAACGTCTGTTGCCTGATCTAAAGGTAATGTTTTCATTTTAGATGGAGGAACATTTAATTTATTTTCAAATAATTCCAATGTTCCAGTATATGATTTATTAGATATTATCATACTCATTCTATCTAATAATTTTAATCCATAAATTAATGGATTATTATCATTATTTAAAAAATATTTTTTATATTTTTCAATTGTAATTTTATTAGATTCATCAATATTTTCTATTAATACAGATGAAGATGATCCTTGTTTTATATTGGATTGTGTATACGCTCTTACTGAAGATGTAAATTTATCTTCTAATGGTGATACATTTATCACCTTATTAAATGTTTTAAATATATTAATCATATAATCTATTTATAAAAAAATGGCTTCCGTTGGAAGCCATTTAAAAATTATATTATTTTTATATTTAACTGGCTCCGCCGCTTGCTCTTGCTCCTCTGTAAGCGCCAAAGATTTCTTCTCGTGCATGATCATAACTTATAGTTGTTACAATCTTTACAACTTCACTTGCAGAATAATCTAAATCACCCCAATCTACATTTTCAAAATAACATCCATCAATTTTCCAAATTTCTAATGGAATCCTATCGCCATCAAGCATTATCATATGTAAACCGAATTTATAATCTTGTCCGGCTGCGGTCTGTGGTAACATTGGGGCAGAAAATGGGCCAATAATTCTTTGTTGGCGTTCTAATTGTCCTTGAATAGCAGCTACAACCAATCCACCTAGATCAGATTCAAAGGTTATATTAATTGTTTGCCATGTGTATTTACCAGCAATAAAAGCTCTTGTATTATATCTATCTAGCGTTATTTTATCAAAATTTAATTTTGGACGATCCGCAGATATTGCCTGTAATGTCAATGGTTTTGCATCTCCCAAAAGCCAAAAGAAATTTATTTTCCATTTATTTTTATGTTGTGGATGATATATTCCTGTTCCTTCCACACCAAGATCGCTAAGTAATCCCATTATAAAATCTCCTTTAGATAAATACTTACATATATTTATAATCAATGATAATAATTTTTATTTTTTTAAGGAGAGCAAATATGCAATTTATAGAATTTTTGATAGAAAAGATTGATAACATTACAAATGAAGCAGATATTGTTCTTCATCAAATCATAAATAATGTAGATGAATCTCATGTAGATTATAATGAAAATAGATTAGATTTTAATATAGGGATATTAATAAAAAGATCAGAATATTCAAGATTATATATGACTATTTTTAAGGAAAAGGAAGAATTTATTGATTTAGCAAAAAACAATAATAAAGATGGGTTTACTATCGTTGTAAAGACTTCTAATTATCCAAATAGAATGGAAATAGATAATTTTCTTTCAAATACCAAAATATATAATTCTGTTAAAAAAGAAATTGTAACTTTTATTGATGAATATTATGATGATACGCATGAAGTAATAACATCATATGAAGCATCCAAAGAAGTCAATACCGATGAAAATTTTGAAAATTTATATAATACAATTATAAATGGAATGAAAGATAAAATAAAAGAATATAAAAATATAGCTGAAGATTTAAATAAAAAATTAGAAACCACGGCTAATGAAGCAGAACGACAAACATTAGTAAGAAGTCTGGAAAAATTACAAGATGAATATTTTGGAAATACATTTAAAAAATTCAAAAAAATAGCAGTGGGTATAATTGAAATAGATATGACCAGACTTGAAAAAGAATATAAACGAAAGCTTGATACCAGATTAGAAAATTTTTATGAATATATAACTAATAATATTTTAAAATAATATTGAGATCAAAATATTATGAAATTAAATCAAATCCTTCCATCATATCTTTTATTAGAAGACAAAATTTCATATCTTTCTCAACATTTAAATGATAAATTATTATCCGTTTATAAACAAGATAATATTGCATATAATAAAAATCCTGAAGTTTCTTCTATAGAAATATTAAAACAATTACAAGCTGCTGATTTTAATAATAAATATCTTCAATGGCTGGCAAAGGAATATATCAATAAATCTTTTAGATTGGAAGATATCAATCGGGTTAAAACCGCTTTAAAACAATTTCATAAGAACAAGCATCAATTAGAAAAAAAAGATATCAATCAATATTCTTTCCATGAACTGGAAGATATCATAGATAATTTAACACCTGAAATATCAAAAAGACAAGAGAAAATAGAAATAAAGAAAGAAGGTGCGGATGTTATAAAGAAAGGAAGTGATGGAATATTGTTAAAATTAAAAACAAAGGAAGCAGCATGTTATTATGGGAAAGGCACAAAATGGTGTACAGCAGGTGATAAGAACAATGCATTTGATGAATATAATGAAGAAGGACCGTTATATGTTTTTATATCA